GGAGTAGTATCCAGGTTGAATGCAACTACTGACAATATGATGGGCGCCAATAAGATTATGCAAAGACCAATATAGTAATTTCTGTCCATCATAAATTTAATCCTTTAGAAGATTAAAGGGAGGAGATTTCTCTCCTCCCGTTTTTGTTATTCCAGACGAAGAGTGGCTGCACCAGCAGCTACATTAATGCCTGTGTGACCGCTGATTGAAACCGGATTGAGAACAATACCAGACTTAAAACCACCGATTAGAGCATTAGCACCAACACCAATTACGAGCGATGCTTCGGCAGTGATGCCTGTGTAGGTACCCTTGAGTCCGCCATTCGAAACGCCATCAGCGCCAAAGACTGACCAAACAATGGTTTTGTTACCAGATACACCGATATCAACGCCGAGGCGAGAGAAGGTTGCATCATAGCTCTTGGTGTGACCCTGATTGTCACGATATGTACACTCGCCCTTACGAACAGAACCGATGAGCAAGCCTGGGCCGCCTTCGATCTGGCAGGTAAGAGTGCCAAGCTTTACGCCGTTTGCCTGAGCAGGAACAGCCATTAGTCCAACGGCCATAAGTGCCGCAATAATAGTAGTCTTAATCATTCTTATTTTCTCCAGTGTTTGATACAAAATTGTTTAGCGTCTTCGCCATTTCAATCACGCTGTTTACATCGATGTTAGGAACATTAGGAAACTTAGGAAAATTTGGAGTTTCAAATCTGCGAAGCTTATCGCATTCCATGTTCCAATCGTTTTCCAAACGAATGCGTTCATTCATTAAATTTTCAGTGATAATATTTTGAGCCATTGCCAAAAGATCGTAGCGAAGTTCGTAAGGTGTTTTACTCATAATATACTCCTTGTGTATGAGTGTGTAGTGGAGGGATTCTGTTTCCAAGCTCCCTCCGGGCTCATGTTAGGCTGCGAGAGCCATACGAGGTGCAAAGTTATCGTTTGCAACTATTGTTTTGCGCTTGAAGTAGTCGCCTACTATTATCTCCAGTTACCTATTTCACTCTTGTCGATCCTGTTTCGCCCCCATCAAAGACACTCCACGGCAACGTTTCGAACCGTTGACTGACCCGCGGAAGGTGTACCGGTGAGACTCCGCATTTATGTATTAAGTGGCGGAGTGTCTTTGGTGGAGGCGCGGGGTACTGCCCCCCGGTCCAAGTAGTCTTTCAGCTTCCTTCATCGATAATTCTTAATATATAGTTTACTTTCTCTTTCGCGTTGTCTTCTTTGCCGGAACATCATCATAAGGTGTCCAACGCTTTACAGTACCATCATCTAGAAGCTTAATAAATCTCTCACGTTCTAATGTCTGAATCGTTACAGTAGCACCAAGAATAAATCCTGTGCGTCTGCTATAATAAGCACATACACCAAAAGAGAGTACCAGAAGAGCGATCATCCAAGTTTCAAGGTACATTATAGTTTTTCCTTTTTATAGAGATGAATCTTTTCCAGTAGACTTTCGATATACTGGTTTTTATCACGTATGAAGACTTGTGGGTGTTCCATGAAATCAACAGATACAAGAATAACTATTTGATCTATGGGTTCGCCCACAAGTTCTTCATACATTAGAGCATACGCAGTACATTGCTCAAAGTAATTTTCTATCCACTCTTCCTTCTTTTCTTTTCTGGAAGTTTTGAAGTCGATAATTGAGAGTGTCTTTCCAAACTCGGCAATAACATCTGTTCTTCCAGCAACACCAAGCTTCTCACTGTATAGAGGACTCTCAATATAGCGTATATTGTCGATCAAGTCAAGTGTTTCTTTCATATCGTTGAAAGATTGTCTCATGTCAGGCATTACACCGTCCAAGAATCCATCTTCACCACGAATGTAACTTTCCATCATATTGTGGAACTTAGTTCCGCGCAGGGACGCGCGTGTAGAAACTCTATCAGCTTCCTCATGACCAACGCGATTGCGCCACTCAATCATAGCCTTCTTTTTGAAATGTCCGAGAACAGTTGTGACAGATGGAAGCTTAACACCGTTGGGAGAGATATAAAACCTCTCTCCGGTGCTTTCATCCACCTCAAGCTGTTTAAGCTCGGGCATTCCTTCGACAAAATTAAATTTCTTCATAAACCCATTGCGTCTTTCTGTATTATATATGACTTCACCAAACCAGAGCGAACAATATCTTCCTTCATGAATTCTACATGTTCAAATGTATTGATACGCTTCGTGATAGCCATCAACTGTGTGATGCCTTCTTGTTCGTGTCTCTTCAATAAGTCTGTCTGTCTAAAGTCACCGCAAACAACAATTCGGGATTCATCACCCATGCGTGTCATTACTGTGTCTGCTTCTTGGAAAGTCAAGTTTTGACTTTCATCCAAAATTACAATCGCTTTGTTGAATGTGATACCGCGCAAGAATGATGTGGTGGTAAACTGGACGATTCCCTTCATCTTGAGTATATCGTAACCATCGCCTCTTCCGAACAAACTATCGCAAATCTCACGATATGGTTCTTCATAGACAGCGGCTTTTTCTTTCATAGAGCCAGGAAGAAATCCCATATCTCTGGAAGGTACAACCGAGCGAACAATGATTATTTTATTATATATTGAGTCTCCTGTCAAGATTTCATTTAGAGCAAGATACAGCGCACAGAATGTTTTACCTGTTCCAGCAAAACCGTGTAGCATTAGATGATAGCCTTGTCGATACGAACTGAATGCTTTCTCCTGATTTGCTGTGAGAGGCTTGATATGTCTTAACTCAAAATGAGCAGCCTGCTTCTGTTGTGCTTCTGGTTGTGGTCTCTTGTTCTTAGGTTTTCTAGACATGTTGTCTCCTTTAAAAACAAAAGAGAGCGAATCACTTGCATGACCGCTCTCTTCAGTAGTGTAAAATCTGCGTTTTCTTTTCATACTTCCTTTGGAATAGTATGTCGCCTTTCAATTGCTTTACCAAGTGGATGGTTGTCTTTAATACGTCCCAACACATACTTGGAAAAATCTGAAGGCGGTTTTGTGACACCAAGACCGATAGGATCACCTATATTCATGCGAAATGTTTGATTGAGATTTGGAAAATCTACTAAAAATTCTTTGAGTTGTTCATAGGACATATCCAACTCAAACTCTTCTCCGGTTTCTGTGTCTTCGAAACTGTAAATCATAATGTTATTTATAAACCTTCATTGCTCATGGATGTTTTTCCATTGATGCTTCTAATATTATTTGCCTTCCAGCACGGCACGGGCGTTATCGTAGATCGTCACTGGCATGTTGCCGTGTGGCACATAACTCAGCACATCCCGCAGCGCCGCCCGCAGCCTCTCGTTGGCCTTGATGGTTCCCCACAACAGCTTGTCGTTCTCTTGCCCCTTGGCGTCAGCGTGGGCCAAGTCAGCCCGCAGCCGTTCGATTTCGGCCTGTTGTTCAGCAATCACATGATCATTTGATGTGATGACCTCATCCTTATCAGCGATTTGATCCTTCAACTCCGATATATAGAGTTTATGAAATGTGTCATGGAAACTCTCATAGATGTCCTTGCGTATTGTTTCATAGTCAGTCATTTGGTATATTCCGATGAAAAGTCTAAGTTGATCAACGCCCATTGGATCATAGACATTGCGATATCTCTATTCTTGAATTGTGATCGGGCTTCACCGCACTGAGCCATAATGCCAGTTGGCTCATGAACAATACGGATGATACTGGTGGTCAATCCAACTTGCTGACCTCCAGGATTAGGATTGATTACTTCAATCTTACAATCATCTTTCCAGTTAGGCATTGATCCACTCCGGTGCTTCACGCTTTGTCCACTTATGCATCCTTGCCTTTGCCCCGCGATAATAGTTGCGATACGATGCCACAGTATCAAATGGTACCTTGTATTCATCAGGCATTGCTGGCGTTACCTGTGTCAAATAACCAACAGGAATGCCGTGCGGCGGTCGCATTAGCCATTCAGTCATGCTTTGGCACTTATGTACCTTGCCATACCGATGTGTATACTCCGACAGCAATCCTACGAAGTGACAATAAAGCCAATTGTAGTTGTTGTTAGATGCGCGACACCAGATAGCAGACGGATGATTTGCGTGTGTGGCCGAATACAAATATACTTCACGCTCATCAGGCAAGCGCCAGCGTTTAACCTTACGGTTGTTTTTAAGTTCTATGAATTCTTTACCATCTAGAACGCGATGAGCGGTGGACAAAAGCTGTGCGGTCTCGAGGATCATCTTGACCACATGCTTGTCCACCATCCACATCGCAGACTGGATTGGATCTTTATCGATTGCGAAAATGTTCATTGATTCTTCACACAAACGTAGGCTATTTCCTTTTTGGTACCACTAACAAGAGCACCAAGTTGAGATCCAGCAGCTTCACAAGCTTCCTGAGAAGCCATCGGTACATTGGACAATGATACCGAGTCTGTATTACCCCACATACCAACATGTACAAAAACAATTAATACCCATTGCATATTTTAATCCTCAATTGCGTCAATACGAAAAACTTGATTGGGTGAAACATTCAGTGTACGATCCAAATCGATACTACCGTCTGG